TGTTGCTTATTTTTGCCTCCTTCTAATATTTTTTGTTTGTTTGCTTGACGACTTTGTTTTTGTTGTTTTGAGCCAGCACGACGTTGTTGAACTTTAGAACGACGACGACCACCATCATATACAGGAATACAATGACGATGAAAATATCGGATAGCCATATCATATGCTAGTTTACTATATCTGGTATGGTCAATATTGATTGGATTTGCGGGTGTAGGTGTAGTATCATCAATTTTATAACTATCTTTAAATCTTTTAAGATATCCATTTACTAGATTGCAAGTATTTTCATCATACTCATTTATATCTAATTTAAATGTTGTATTATTATTGTTGTTGTTGTTGTTGCTCATTTATTTAATTATATAATATGTAAATATTATTTGTATTTTTCAAATTAATTAATCAAATGTATAACCTTAAATTATTTATATGTAATTTCATTCATTCATTAAAAAATTGAAAAATATTGTATTTATATTTAAAAAATTAGATATTTATAATATTAATGTATAAATTATGGATAAAGACATAATAGAATTAATATATAATTTTAGTGAACAAGCAAAAGAAGAAAAATGGGATTTAAGTGAATACAAAAAAAATATTATCGACTCTCTATTACATGTTTATAGTAAATCGGATTTCCATCCAAATGTAATTGACCAGATTATTTGTTCTATACTACCTTGTTTTAATAAAAATAATAGATTTGATTTAAAAGTAACACGCAGTAAACGCAAGAATAATATTGAAGAATTAACTAGGTTATTAAATATTCCTAAGAATAGTGCTCAAAAGTCAATGGAATGGAAATTAAAGAGGCATGACCATATAAACGCAAGTGAGGCCAATAATATTTTGGGTGGTTCACGAAGGTCAATGTTGATAACAAAGGCCAAACCACTAGATGAATTAATTAATACTGGTGGTGCAGCCACTGAACACGGCACTATTTTTGAACCTATTTCAAATGAAATTCATAGGTTAAAAATAAAAAAAAAAATATATGAATTTGAAAGTATAGAACATCCAGTATACAAATTTATAGCGGCTAGTCCTGATGGTATTACAGAAGATGGTGAATTAGTTGAATATAAAAATCCAAAAACTAGAGAAATTGTAGGTGTTCCAAAAAGTGATTATTGGGTTCAAATGCAATTTCAAATGGAAGTAACAAATTTATCAAGATGTCATTTTGTAGAATGTAGTTACAATCATTATTTGTGTATAGAAGATTATGGATATTCAAATGATGAATTTAAAGGAGTATACATAGAATACTTCGATTTAGAACAAAAAAAACATGTTATATATAGTCCATTAAATATAGATGTAGTTGAAGGTATAGAATGGTATCGTAATGAACGAGATAAAATTATAAAAAATGTATCACCTGATATTCATGTTGATTGGTCATGGTGGGGATTAAAAAAATATAGTTGTTTTGTAGTTTATCGTGACAAAGAATGGTTTCAACAGACCTTACCAATATTTCAAGAATTTTGGGATGAAGTCTTGAAATGTAGAAACGACCCTAGTTTAATTCCCGTTCATATTAAAAAAGAAAAAAATATTCCATTAGTTATTGATAATATCTGTAAAATTGATTATGATGACTATGTATAGATACCAACTTTTTATAAATAATAGTAAACTATTTATTTTTAATAAAAATACAAATAAATTCATTTTAATTAAAAATAATTTTATAAATTAAACCCAATATATAATTTTTTGTTGTGATGTATGTATTTTATGAGAGCTTGTTAATGTATATAATATATATTTTTCACCATTTGAATATCTTTCTTTGCTGATAAGATTGTAATTTAAAGCTTTTAGAAATTGTCTTAATATAGTAACTACTTTTTGTTCATCAATATTATCTAAATATATCTTACTTTTACAAGGGAAATAAAATTTTGAGAGTTCATCTTTTAAGAATACAATTTTAGAAATAGTCTCCCATTTTTCAAAATCCTTTTTACGAAAACTATATTCTTCTTTAAATGCGTCAATTCCTATTGTTTGTAATAATTTGTTTAGAATATCAATATTAGGAATTTCTTTAAATACCTGAGACATATTTAAATTTAACTTGAGTGTATATTATAATATGTATATAATTATATTTTAATTATCATTATTTAAATATACTTCTACACGATTATATAAATATGTTTCAATTCTTGGTAAAACAGCATAGCATTCATGATAAAATCTTTTAAAAAGTGTAAGTAATTTAAAATCACTCGGTAATAAATACGCAAACTCTGGTTTAATATATAAATCTCGATATTTTTTAGGGATAACTTTAACACTTTTTTTAGGAATTACCGTAATTAATTGATATAAATTAAATGCTTTAATACTTGTAAATTGTTTTGTTTCTACCAAGTTATTTAAATACTTCGTTTTTTTTCGCATCTGTTCAATACCATTATAAAGGCTATATAGATTAGGTGCAACTGGAAATTTATAATGCCAGAACCAATTTTTGCAGCCATTATTATAATATGATAATATCCATTCTAAACCTTCTAAGTAATTAGTAACAACATTATTTAATATTTCAGGTTCATTGCTTCCAATCCAATACTTATTAAATCTCTCGATCCAACCTTTACTGCCCAATTGGATGTTATCTTTTTCTTTAGTATAAAATGGATAAAAATTAATTAGAGCTTTTTTCCTGTCGTATTCACTTAATTTTGGATTTAAAAAAGGTTTCCAACGTGCAATATCAATAGATTGTTCGTATAATAACTTGTTTTCATTTTTATATAGACCATATATAATAAAGCTTAAAAATTCTAAATCAATGCCATTATTTGAAATTAAAAATCGTTTATATTTAGTTAATCCATTCTTATAAATATCACGCATATATTCAAATCCGTCTTTTTGTATTTTTAGTATAAATAAGTTTGGAATAAAATCATTGCCCAGGAGAAATGTTAAAAATATATAATCCTGAAATGCATTATCCGAATGCTCTAATTCAGATATTCCAAATTCACGCATAATTTCATCTCGAAAATCATTTATATTCATAAATAGATATTCTATGTTTTCATCTACTTTAAATGGATAGTAACTAGATTCTCTAAATAAATATGTATTTGGGTAACCTTTTAACATAGTTAATATAATTAAATCGGCATCAAGTCCATAAATTACTTTATTTTTATTTTTATGAATATCTTTATTTACATTCATATGATGTAAAAGTTTATGTTCTCCTTCCCCAGGAGTATCACTATTATCAATAATTATTTCCATATTGGGAAAAATTTCGGTCATACGAGTTCTATAAAATTCTAATGCGTTATTTAGACGTTCCATAAATTTCGTTCCAGGCGTTATAGCATTTGTATCCCATACTATTTTATCAGAGGTAATATTATATTCTTTATTTAGGTTTTGTAATAGTTCTGATTCTTTAACACTTTTATATCGTCTCTGTCGTTGTTGCGTCATTTTCGCCATAGGGGCTACACCATCAATCGCAATATAAATAGTATCTATTCTTTCAAAACCTATACTATTTATTTTTTTATTTAGTATCTCTAATACTTTTTCAATTAGATGGTATTCAATTACAATTTTTTTCTTTATATTTGTATAGGATAATGATGCTTTTGCGTCGTAAATTATCCCATTAAAATCAAAGTATAATATAATTCGCTTATCATTAAGTTTTTCTATTACACAATTATTATAATTTGATGTAATGTATCTAAAAAAGTAGGGGACTCCCATTTTATTAATATATATTTAGCAATGTAATATCTTTATATTCAATTTTATCTTTCAAATAAACAAAATAGTTAAATATATTTAATATAAATGTTGAATACAAAAATAATTATATATAATAAAAAAAATTGAATTATATAAATACCTAACATTGTGTATAGTAAATTAAAATGAATAGTAATAAGCGTTTGCTAAAAGAGTTAGATGAACATAAAAAAAATACTGATAATACAATCAAATTAGAGTTGTATGACTATAATATAATGCATCTTAAATGCACAATAACACCAAATGAAGATTCATTATATCATTTTGAAATAGATGGTGTAAAATCGACATATACATTAGAAATAAATATTAATAATGAATACCCGTTCAAAGAACCTAAAGTAAAATTTAATCCAACTATATTTCATCCAAATGTATATTCGGTAACAGGTGATATTTGTCTTGACCTATTAAAAGATGCTTGGACGCCTGCTTTAACAATACATTCTTTATGTTTATCTATATTAAGTTTAATGAATACACCAAATACAAGTGACCCTGTAAATGCTGTAGCGGGCAATTTGTATGATACTGATAGAGAAAAATATAAAGAAGAGGTTATATCATGGTATCATTCAAAAAAATAATTATTCGACAATTTAAAATAAATGGTGCATATTTATTCAGATGTATAATATATAGTTTAAATTTATTAATATATTATATAACTTTTTTTTATGTCTATCACTATATTTAATAATGATTGTGCGAAATTACCTACTTATTTATTGATTGTTAATAAAGTAAAATTAGATAAAATAATAAACCAAGTGTCTTATTATTTTAAAAGACAAATGTTATTTCAAAATAATATTTATCTAATGTTAGATGATTATGAATATGATAACTCCAAAATAATATTTTATAATAATACAATTAAATACAAGACTATATATAAAAGGTTTCAAATAAATAATGTAAATTTATATATTCCAATTGAAGAATATTCAAAATTTTATTTAAATTATAAAATAAAATTATGCACACGTGTAGTAGAAACACTTGGAGTGCATACACTGAAATATGATTATAATAATCTAGCACAATCACATTTAAATATAGCACAAAATGCATCAGTTCAAAACGTTGAATTAACGGTGAATATAAAAAATGAAATGAATAAAATAGATAATAATAATGAAGGTAAAGAATATGAAAAGGGATTATGTAGTTATTTATTTTACTCAATAGAAAACTATGAAAAAAAAATATTAGATATATACAGTGCTTTTATAGATAAAAATGATTTTAATCATGATTTTGAATTGCGTAATTTAATACATTCAAGATTAATTGGAAATTTATTTGACTATGAAGTAAAATATGATACAAATTTTATAGATAGTAAAGAAGTTGAATTTGCATTAGGGTTTTATTCATCTAAAAGTATTGGTATACATCTTAAAAAAATGGTCAATAAAAAATTAAATGTGAGTGTTAAGATTACATTTTACAAATATGAGGAATTAATAAATAGTGAAAATATGCAAATGGATGATAGATGTTTGCAATTAATAAAAAAAAATAGTTCTATACATTTATTAACAAATTACATAGAAAAACATATAGAAAACAATAGTAGTTTTGATGTATACTATTTTATGAAAATATCAAAACCTGAATATTTACATAAATTGATAAATAATGTAAATACTAAAGATGACCTTAAAGATAATGGTTCTTTTTTTACAAGTTTAAAGAGCACTCTATATCCATCATTATTAACCTTTGATGATACTGGATTATCAAAGCTTCAAGACATTTACATTATGAAATTGAGAAAAAATATAGATATAGAATCAGAAAATGCGAATATAACATGTTTTAACATTCGTTGTAATAAGAAATATTGTTCATGTAGGAAATATAAATCTTTAAAATCCATATATTGTTTTATTATTAGAGCCTATAATCATAGAAATCCAGAAAATATTATAACATATGGGTTAAAAAATACAAAGGAGTTTTCAACAACGATTCATTATATTATAATGAATTTAAAACACTTTACAACCTATGATATGTTTATAAACTATGTTAGTAAAACTATAAATAATTGTTTGAGAAAGGCAGAAACAGTGAATACAGATGAAAATACAGATGAGAATACAGATGAAAATATAGATGAAACAACTGATTTAGCCCTAATATTAAATTCGTCTAATGAAAATTATGTATCAAAGAATATTGAAATGAGTGATAATGATTATAATAGTAACGATAGTGTTAATAGTGATAGTTCCGAGAATATAAATATAGAAAATAATAATAATAGGGCTATAGTCAAAAATCGGAAGAGACATCAAATGAATTCATGTAGTTAATTATGTAAATGATAAATTTTATATTATACTATTTCTAGTATATTATAATAATTATGAAATCATCAAATTTAGAAAATCTAAATTTTTTAATTACTGTAGGCAAGACCACCCATACCACTCATGATACGAAGAACGTTGTAGTTAGTGGCGTAGACACGAACACTGCAGGAGCGAGAGACATTATTTTGACGAACAGCGCGTTGAGTAAGAGTAAGTTGAAGGGTAGCGTTGTCGATACGAGACATGTTGCAGGTGCCAGAAGGTTGGTGTTCTTCAGGTTTAAGGCCGAAAGAGTAAACATTGATACCAGTAGCAGGGCAGTTGCTGTGGTGTTGGTAAGGTTGGACAAGGTTGAAGTAGCGTCCACCGCGTTCAGAGAATCTGTCGTGGCCGTTAAGTTGAAGTTTGCAAGAAGAAACGGGATTGTCACCACGGTCAAGAACATTAGTAGTGTCGTTAAGACCAGTGAAGGTATTGGTGGCTTGAGCCAAGTTAAGAACACTGGCGTTAAAAGCATTGCTGATACCTTGTTGAACGGTTGTGGTAAGACCTGGAACACCCGCAAAAGCAGTTGTTGTGGCGGTAGTAGCAGGGTTTCCAGAATCGACACCAGTCATTCCTTCACCGAGAGGGTTACCGGGGGTGCCAGAAAGAGGAGAGGCATCAAGAGCATCAGTGTAGTTGAACCATTGAAGACCACCTAAAGTAGCGGTTTTGGATTGATTGACGTGGTCATCTGGTTGAACAACCCAGATAAGTTCCTTGACGGGGTGATTGAAGTTTAATTTGATTTTGTTGGCGGTAGAAGAAACGGATTCATCACCAGTGAATTGTAATTGTTCGATGAGGTATTCGTGAGAAACTTGAGCAAAGCGTCTGCGTTCATCAGTGTCAAGGTAGACATAATCAACATAGAGAGAGGCAGCAGAAAGGGAAGGAACAACAACATTGCCAGAGCTCCAAGTGCTACTTGCAGCATCACGGAATTCGATGTTAATCTTGACTTCGTGGTATTGAAGAGCGATAAGAGGAAGAGCAAGACCAGGGTTTCTGCAGAACCAGAATTCAAGAGGGATATATAAGGTAACAGCGGGCATAGAAGCAGTAGTATCAGCAGTGCCGAAGGCAAAGTCATCGCTAACACTTGTATTTGGGTTAGTAGCACTTCCATTAATAGGTTGGGTAAGACGGGGAACATTTCCAACCATGGAAGCATAGCCAGCGGCGTGACCTGCGGTTTGAGTAAGTTCATTCCAGATGTGGAGCCAGTCACCATAGTGACGGTCGATACGTTGACCACCGATTTCAACTTCAACCATTTTGATCATGACGTGACCAACCCAGTTGAGCCAACGGAATCTTTGACCAGTAGCGCAGGTTACACTAGGAAGAGTAACTTGCAAATAAACACGGGAAATAAGATCACCATTGCGGGAAATTGTGCAGGTAACTTTGCGACCCCAATCGGCAGCACCGTTAAAAGTTTGTTCAATAGATTCCATAGAGAAATTAGTGTGTCTACGGTACATTACTTTCCAAAAAGTGATTTGAGGATTTCCAGTAAGATAGATGTCTTGAGCACCATATGCGACAAGTTGCATTAAACCACCACCCATTTTTGTTTTATATAATATAATCAAGAAAAAAAATTTAGCAAAACGCAATTAAATTAAATTTTATTTAATATATCTTTAACATCAACATCGTTAATTATAGAGCGACTTTTCTTAAATTCAAAAACACTATCAGATATATGTCTAAATTTCCAACCTTCTTTAATCATACTATATATAAAAGAAATTTTAATTATATCAATTAATATTTTTTCATGCGATCTTTTAATAATATTTTGCATAACGATAGTCTAATTATATTCTCTTATCAAAAATCAATTATATCATTTTAACGAAAATCAATAAATTAATTAATTTTGCGTGTAAATCTGAAATTCTGTTAAAATATAATAAATTTTATTTAAAAAGAACTATGATAATATAAAATATAAATAATTTTGTAATTTTATAATAATGTTATTATTTAAAGATAAAAATAATAAAAAAAAAAAAATTGCTTCTACAAATGTAAATATAGACAATAAACATCAAGAATTAATACGAAAATTTCAAGAAAATAAAACAAGAAAAATAGAATTACAGAAAGAATTACAAAATGTTCAAAATGAGTTAAAAATTTTAGATTCTATTGCTAATCAAAATATATCAGATGAACAATTAAATCTAAAATTCGATTTAAAGGAAAAAATAATTGATATAGAGCGTGAAATTTCAAATATCAGCACAATTGAAGATCCACAATTATATTATTTAAATACAGGACATATTCTTTTTCAATATTATAATATGTGTAATGAACCTGTTGTAGTGCCTGATGTTGAAAAGACACCTTATATTATTGAAAAGGGACCTTTATCAAAATCAATTTTGGATTTTTTTAAAAATGATAATGAAAATCAATCAAATATAAATATAAATTATACTACAAATCAAAAATCAGATAATCAGAAACAAAGAAGAGTATTAACAAAAACAGAAATGATGGATAAGTATATGAATTATGTTGATACACGGTATATATCTGATAAAAACAAAGAAGATGATATTGAAATTTGCCGTAAATGTAATGCCCAGAAATATTTTATAAATGCGGAAGGAATAATGATATGTCAAAAATGTGGTGCACAAGAATATGTTTTAATCGATTGTGATAAACCTAGCTATAAAGAACCACCAAAAGAAATAGCATATTTCGCATATAAAAGAATTAACCACTTTAACAGTTGGAGTGGAACAGCAGGAGTATATTGTCTTATGGTTTGGACAATAATAAAAACTTGGGAAACCTTCATTTATCTAAATTTGACCAGATTTAGAATAAATGCCTTCACCTGCTAGTGAGATATAATATTTATATCTTGCGACACTATCAAATTGCTGGGACTTCCTTAGAGCCTATTATACTATAATATATCTAGTGATAGAATATTAAATGTGAAAATAAATAGGATTGGATAATCAGCAGCCAACAACTTATTATACCTATTTTTATGGTTAAATAAGTCAGGGGTTCACAGACTAAACGGTAGTGGGTTTTGTATATTTGTATATTATACAATGCTTAAGATATAGTCGGGTATATGTAGAAATACATATAATTTAGCAACGAATGGGTTAGTCAATTTCAGGGTAAAGAATCAACCGATATACCAAAAGATGTATACGATAAAATATTAGATGAAATAAAAAAAGAGCGAATAACTAATTTGACCAGTATAGAACCTGGTAAAATTCGGGAGATATTAAGAAAATTAAATCTTAATAAATATTATGAACATATTCCGCATATTATTAATCATATTAATGGTATTCCCGCACCACATATTACAAAAAATCAAGAAGAGACATTGCGAGTCATGTTTAAGGAAATACAAATTCCATTTATAAAATATTGTCCCAGTGAAAGACAAAATTTTTTATCATATGGATATGTTTTACATAAGTTTTGTCAGTTATTGGAACTTGACCATTTACTTCCATGTTTTCCTCTATTAAAATCTAGAGAAAAATTACAACAACAAGATATTATTTGGGAAAAAATATGTATAGACCTTGGTTGGGAGTTTTATAGGTCAATATAAACAAATTTGCTTTGATTTACTAAAACTAAATATTTGTGATACATTAAATAATTAGTTTTACATCTTTTAATCATTTATATTATAATAGATGTGTTAAAATTAATATTTTCATTTTCATTTGGATAACCAATGGGATTACATAAAAATGGTATTTCATTTATTTTAACATTGGAAGGTGTATGTGTATGACCATAAATCCAACATTTTATTTTATGTCCTTTATTTTTAATTAATGTATCCATATCAGAATAAAACCATTGATTATATGGTTGCATTTGTTCTGTTTTATATTTTTCATCTATTAAAGAATATGATGGAACATGATGTGTTATTACTATACAGTTATCGTTGTTTTGTAATGTATTTTCTAAAAATTCAATACATGCCACATTCAAACTATTATATTTAACACAACTAAAATGAGGTATTTGATATACATCATTTATTTCATAGCATGGATTTGTTATTTTAGACCATAATATAGTTCCAATATAACACACATTGTCATAAATTTCATAACTATTATTCAAAAAGCTTATATTATGAAATTTTTCAAAATATTGCGTCATAAACGCATTTGTTTGATGTATCTGTTTTTTTTTATTATAATATTCATGATTACCTGGAATAACAAATGTTTTTTTGAAATTTTTACTTATAAACCGCATAAAAATATCATAATTTCGGTCATATGGATTACCAATATCTCCTGCTAATATACATATTTCATCAATACCAGATGGTATTTTATTAATACATTCTTGTATTTTATCGGGTTTAATAAATTCTAAATGTAAATCAGAAAAATATCGATGTTGTTTTAACATTTTAAATAAAAGATAAAATTTATATATAAGTATAGATATCAAATTTTTTAGATTAAAATAGTTTTTCATACATTTATTCCAAAGAAACAGTAGGATTGAAAAATGTATGAATATTAAATTGTCGTGTTTTCAGTTCTTCTTTAGATTTTTTTATTACTTTTTTAATAGGGGCATCTGGAATTGTATGTTGTTTATTTGTTGTAAAATCTAAAGGTTTACATGTGTCTGATATATCCTGTTTATTTCGTTCAAGTATTTCCTTTTCTAAATCTTCATAGTATCGAATTACTTTTGGATGGCATTTAATTCTATTTGGGTCAAAATTTAAAATGCATAATCCAGCTAAACTTCTAACTCTACTAAGTGCTACATACACTTGACCATATCCACCACTTCCCATAAATATATTATTACCAATATCAATAATTGCTAATTCTATAGTCATACCTTGTGAACGGTGAATAGTGCAACCATATCCCAATATTAATGGAATACCCACTGCTTTTACAAGCATACCATTTTCTTCAATATCCCATGTATAAGGACTAATAGCCCGAACTTTACCATTTAAAAATGCTACAATTGGAAATCCCTTATCATCAAAATCAGTAATTATTCCTTTACTACCATTTACTAAACCTTCATCAATAGATAAGTTAACTACAAGTATAACCTGCAAATCTTTACATAATTCTATATTTTTTGCTACGGGTGTTTGAGATAATATCTTTTGTTCTAAAGTTTCAGTATTATATACTCGTTCATCTGAATTTTCGGTTGGTTCAACACTAATATTTAATGTAAATAATTTAGTTTGATGTATTTTTTTCAAATTCTCTAAAAATGTATTATTTACACTATTAGCTCTATCTCTTGTAGGATATAACTGTGTAGGTAAAATACCACTTTTATTTTCAAGTGATTTTTTAAATCTAGACATCAAAACACTACTTGTTTCTTGGTCTGAAATACCTAATCGTATCTTTTGTAGTGTTTCAATAAATTCTAAATCCGATTGCCTATGTATTTGTTTAAAATATACAGTATATATATTTGCTTCTTTCCATTCTGGTGTTTCAAAACAATAATCCATAGTATGTAAAAGATGCTGTTCTAAAATAGGTGATAACTGGCAGAAATCACCACTGAATATCATCTGTATACCTCCAAAAGGCAAACTGTTTTTTCTAATAAATTGAGCCAATTTATTTAATAATCGTAAAGTTCTTGGGGTCATCATTGATATTTCATCTATAATTAGAGTTTTTAGTTCTTTCCATCTATTTTTAATATATTTTCTTTTTGATATTGTTTCAATTATACGATTTTCATCTAATTTACTCACTCCTATACCCGAAAAAGAGTGTATTGTAGTTCCTCCAATGAGTAGTGCGCTTGAACCTGTAAGACTTGTTATTCCGATGTAACGTTTCCAGTCTTCACTATATTTATTTTTAACATATGTGATGAAATGTTCTAATACAAAAGATTTACCAGTGCCTCCTCCTCCTGTTAAAAACACATTTTGACCCCGTTTCATGCGTAATATAGCATCTTTTTGGTCATTATCTAAATTTTCCATTATTGTTAATTTTTTAGTTTAAACATAATCAAAAAAATAAACAATCAAATCAATTTTTTCAATATTAGTAAGATATTTTTAAATATATATATATATATTTATTTAATTTGAAATTTATTACTAAATTCGAAATATTAAGATATAAAAGTATATAATTATAAAATTGTATTATAATGAATAATAAATATAATTCTAAATTAAAAAGTTTAGTTTATAACTATGATGATTACAGTTATGTTCGTATTTTAGATAAGAAACAAAATAAACAAATTGAAATTATTGAACGGTTAAATCAGAAAAATATTTACATATATTATTTTGAAAAGCAAGATTACGATACAATAATATTTTACAATAAATCAAACAAAATATATCGTGTTATGGTGCGATTTGATAAGCAAAGTAGCAATTTTTATTTAATAAATGATTTTTTAGATTTAAAAATGCGAGATTATTTTTTATTTGAAAATTTGGTGCTTTATAATAACTTAAATCATACTGATATAAGCATTAATGATTTTAATTATTTTGATTTCATTAAAAAAATAGATGCATAAATTGGTTTAATAATGTTTTCTTGGTCTATTTCGGAGTAGTATAAAAATTTACGGTTGGTCCTTTTGAAGGTTTAATGATATTTCTATCTTTTAGCCAAACATTTTCATCTTCAAACATCGTGCTAAATTCTTTCATCAAATTAGGAGTGCTTAATTGTTCGTCATAAAACGTTCTAGGTATAAACCGATATTCTATAATTGGATTGGGGCATTTCGAATATTCTCTATAATATCCCATTACTATCATAATAATACCAAACATTAATAATAATAAAACTATAGATTTCATATACTAAATTAAAACATTATAAAAACATTTATATTTTCAAAATAATTTTTTCAGCACTTTTATTAATTTTTAATAGATTGTTCCGTGTATCATCCCTAAATTTATTGAAAATTACATCAGGTTTATACTTTAAATAATTGTCCTGTATCTTATTTTTGAGGTTTCCTAGAAATTGATTAGTCTCAAATATATTTGTTACACTGTTTTCCAATTTACATAAAAAATGCTCGTGTACTGATGTATTTATATAGATTAATAGTAAACCACATATTGGGATAAAATAAATCAAATTAATATTATCTTTAAAAAAATTTACTGAAATTAATAAAAACAAAACTATTATAATAATATTGTTAATCATTAAATATATATATATATTTATATATTTTTAATAATTTTTGTGGGCAGACTTCTAATTAACATATATGGGTATATGCTTATTAATCAATATAATATCATCAATAGTAATTAAACATCCCGAATATTATAATTGTAAAGCATTCTAGTATACTATATAATTCAAGTGCAATCATAACCTACACTTGAATATGAATGGACATTCATAAGGAATATTGAAAGTAGGGTCATAATAATATTACACCCCAGTTTCAATTTCTAATGTGCCATATACTCTAGTTATATGCGATTACTGTTTTACCAGTTCGCTAAAAATCAGTTTTTTCAAACCTATTAAACCGCTCAGTCATCAAACTATATTGCCGTTCAACACTAGAGGATGAAATATATTCTACAATTGTAGACTTATACTTTCATAATTATATATAACATTATATTTTTAAGTAAAAACAAAATATAAAAAAAAATTAATTAATAAAATGAATTAAATATATATTTAAAAATAAATGTATAAATTAGTTTAACTAAATCATGTTAAATTATTTTTTCATAGTAAGTTTTTTTGCCTTTTGGCGAATCTTAATTTTAAGTTTTACTAAATTTTTTGACTATAATATAAGTAAGAATATTGCTCATTTTATACATGCGTTAATATTTGTAATTTATTACAATACAAATTTTGATAAATCGTATCTTATAAACCTAAGCACAAGTTTTTACATATATGACTTAATCTATATAATTTTACAATTATTCCAGAATAAAAATGCGCTTATATCACAAGGTCCTTTTATAGTACATCATATTATTGCGATATATGGATTATATCTTTCTTCAATAGATATATCATCTAACTTTATACTTATGATATATAATATATTAGAAAATTCAAATTTTATGTTATATGTCGCCTATCATGTTAATAAATCGTATACTACATTTCCCTATTATGTTTACATAGTAGAATTTATACAATATATATGGTATACATATTTTCGAATAATATATTTTTCAAGATATTTGTTATCTAATTTGGATGAAATATATTTACATAATGAAATTATATCATATATTCTTTTAGCAACACTATACTTTATGGGTGTATTTTGGAGTTATAAACTTTTTTTAAAAAATATTAAAAATATATCATTAATTCTAGAAGAAATTAAGCCTAAGAGTGAATAAAAATATATTTAAATAAATATAATAAATTTATTGAAATATTGTTTTTAAAGCATTGGTGCGCTACCTAACATTCCTAATTGTGGGAAACCTACCATATTAGCACCTAAGCCGAAGCCAGCACCTTGACGAGCCGCATAACTTATAGATGGAGAAAACATATCTAATATGGCAAAAACAGCCGCAGCAGTTAATGCTATTAACATAATTTCTTCAATATTTAAACGATTTTTGCCTACTAAATAACAGGCAACTGCGGTAGCTCCACCTTCAACTAAATATTTAGTTATCCTTTTTACCATTTCTTGAATATCTGTAGCAGGAGTTTCAAGTGATGACATATTAGTTATTTATATTTGAAAAAGAGAAAAAAAAAATAGAAATTATATTATTAAATAATAATTATTACTTAAAGAATGATATAATAATTATTACTTAAAGAATGATGTAATAATTACTAAATATATAATGACTGATAGTATTGAAGATTTTTTGGAAGTTGATAGTGCAGTTCCAGGTCAAGCTTACGGAGTTTTTTCATTTTTAAGTCCAGAAAATGTTCTTAAAAAAAAAGAGATATTTATCATGAGTGAGTTCCTAAAATCTTTATGTAATAATAGTGATTTTTTAAAACATAATGTATTGTCTGAAGAAAAACCAAAATTGGATTATGATAAAACAAAAGATTTATATGATGATTTTTTGTTTAAAAATGAGGAAGCACTGGAAAATAAATTTCATGAAATGGAAAATTTTAGAACAACTGTGCGTGGATTTAAAGCAAGAGGAAACTATGCTACTCAACGCGAAGCAGAAGTAAGAGCAAAAGTATTACAAAGATTATACAAAAATGATAATATATTTGTTGGACCAATTGGATATTGGTGTCCTTGGGATCCCAATCCTGACCGTATTGAAAACCAAGAATATTTGGAACCAGAATTAAATACTCTAATGCAAAAATATAAAGATAATAGTGCTAAACGAGATATTTTTTATCAGCAACAAAAGGATGACCAAATTAGGGCTAAGACTGAAGAACGGTTGAACAGGGAAAAACAGTTAAAAGAAGCTTCAGAATCACAAAATATTGCGAATAGTCTGGAAGATAAAGACCCATGGATGAAACAAAAAGAAGGGGATAATGAATAATGATATTTTTTTGATTTGGTTTGAGCATATTGTGTATTTATAAAATAGGCAAAATAATATATCACTTAACCAAGCAATAAATGATATATTATTTATAAATAGTATTATTTTTAAAAAATAGGGTTATATAGATGATTATTTTGTAATTTAATAAATGTATTTAAGATATAATTAATTTATGGATAAAAATATTGATCTAGTAAGAAATATAAAATCAATTGAAGACATGAAGTATTTATTGAATTATAG